CCACATGAGCGTGTCTTGCTGCTTACTAAGGGCAGCGATGCCATGTGATGCGATGATTTCTCTGAACTTATCTTTAGCAAGCGCCGATGCCAGAGGCATGATGAACTCGCGCACTCCGTCTTTTGGCAGGTGTAGTCGTAGCAGCAACGTCTCACCCAAGTCGGGGTCGGTCATACGCTTGACTACGTAGAAGTCGTACGGGTAAACAACTTCATCTATGTCGGTACCATCTTTGTCTTTGGTGTGGACAAATACCCCACCGTTCTTGCCACGGAAAAACGGAAACGGAAACTTCGGAATGACGTATTCTTTGAGTTCTTTAGTCTGCGCCTCAACACCAACGACGGTGCTTTGCTCCTCTGTAGCCTCGACGATCTCTCGCCCTAACTGAATAGGCGACGTAACCTTTTGCTGGCATCCTTCGCAGCCTGCGGCATTAAGTTTCTTAAAAGTCTCGCAGGTGTACGGACCTTTCGTCTCGTTTGCTTTCTTCTCGGTGTTCTCAAACGAGTACCCCGGATACCCCTTGCTGATAACATGTATTGCTTTGTCGCGATCTATGCACTGCTGGGCAATAGATAGACCGGCTCTCCACAACGGCTCTTCGATTGTGGCTTGGTTGTCGTAGATATTGGCAATCTGTGCGCAGCCGTTACCCTCAACCGACTTGATCAGGATTGTCTTGAAGCGTGACTGACTCGCGCCAATCAAAGCTAGGGTCGTTGCATCAAGTGGTCGCTTGCCAAATTCTTTGGCGACTGTTTCTAGTATGGCGTCCGATGGCGCTAACAGTTCCTTTATGCGCTCGTTCGGAACCAGCGGTGCCAGATACAGAATCTCAACCGGTATCGGGTTGGTCGGGTCTTTCAGGTGGTTGGTTTCTGGAACGCGCAACACTCGCGCCGCATCTGCTGGCACGGCGTAGTCAATATCAAACTTGTGTGTAGTGCAAAGGCTCTTGAGCTGCTCGGCAAAAGGCTTCCACTCCTCTTTGGTAAGAGGCTCTTCCAGAATCCAGTATACGTGCGCACCGCGCCCAGACCTAAGAATCGTCGGCTTTGGTAGCCCAGTAGCTTTGCAGAAGTTCTTGAGCGCTGCCAACCCATCATCTAACGTGGCGTATGGTTTACCTGCACCACAATCAAGGTCTAAGAAAAACGACTTGAGCGCAATCGCGTTGGTTGCGTATCGCCCGTTCTTGGTCGCACCGAACTTAGCCAGTGCAAAGAAAGAATTGAACCCGCCGTTTTGCAAATCGTCCGCTTGGCTGCTGAGAACGTCGATACTGTTCGCAAACCGCTGCCGAACAACGTCTTTGTACTTGTCCTCGCCGTCCTCTTGGACTAGCTCTTTTTTATTACCCCAGTTGCAGTAGTGCTCACCTTCTTCAAGAGGTGGTAACACCAATGCAAAAAATTCTTTGCGAGAGAGCATAACCGTCCTTAACGAACCGTCGAAAGAGGATGGGCAGGGGCGCGACGGTAACGCCCTCTTCGGTAGCTAACCTAGCCCCCCTACAACTGTTAAGCTAACTTTTCAATTAGCTTATTCATGCGGTCAACGTGTTTGCCGGAGACAACCGCTTTACCTTTGAACCACTTGTAAACGGTCATTCGGCTGACCTTAAAGAAGTCGGCAACATCTGTAACAGGAATGTCGTCTCGTAAACAAATCTGTGCCAGTTGTACGCCGAGCAGTTTCTGGTCAGCCCTCCGAATCTCTTCCACGGTAAGTAGTGAGTATCCGGTCGGCATATTAGTCATCCCACTCGTCAAGGATTTTGGACAAGTCTTTCTTCTCCGCTGGTGCTTCCTCCTTCTTCGCGGTGCGCTTCACGGGTTCTTCGACTTCTTCTACTTCTACGGCAGCAACTTCTTTCTTTGGCTTAACCGTTTCAAACTCCAGAGCGTTGGCTTCTGCTACCTTCACACCATCAGTTTCAGCAACGGTCATGGTGATGGCACGTTTTGCAGCAACCGATTTACCCTGATCAATTGCAGCCGCATGCTCGTTAGAATCCAGAACACGTACTGGCTTGAATGTCAGTTTAGGTGTGGCGCTGTTAGTATCAAAGCGCATCTCGGTGACAACCGCCGTAATGGGTACACCCTTGCTGCCAATCATCTTGGCGTAAGTTTGCAGAGGCCACTTACCAGCTTCGCCAGCACCAAAGATAGATGCAGCAGGTAGGGTCAACTGGAATACATCGCCCTTGACATCATTAGCTAGTACAACAGCCAAGCGTTGGCTGTAACGGCAAGCACGGCTTTCACCCTGTCCCGAGCCTCTAATGTTTTGTGGGCAGTCAAGGCACCGCTTGGACTGTGGTTCTTTGACTTTTGCGTCTGGCATTTCTCCATCCGCTGACCAGCAGTCGGGAGCAGTAACTTCGCCACCTTCTGAGTATTGCTTTGCATAAAACGTCCTTGATACTTTCTCTGCCGCTGCGACGATTACGACGTTCATCGAACGCTCTTCGTTCTTCGCTACTTCCTTACCATTCACCATCATGCGCCATACACCGCCCTTGATGGATATACGCTTTGACTCTCCACCTCCACCGCCGCCCATCAGGGCTTTCGTGGTTGAATCTAGTTCTGCGTTTTTTAGATATGAGGGAAGTCCTTCATCTAGCACCGCGAGTTCGTTACTCATTGCACTCTCCTAGCGTTTAACAATAACAATGGTTTGTGTCACATCCGCGTTCAGCCCCGGCGGATGCACATCGGGGTTTTCTTCAAGATACTGCTGCATGTTGGCTGTGTTGATGCGTTGGTAAAGCAAAGACATAACGTCTTTCTCTTTGATGAACTTATAGAACGCGTCCCAGTCCGTAGGCCAGAATCGTTTATTAGTCCTTCGAGAGATGGTGCCGTGCTGAGTGCGTATAGTTGCAGCTCCTTGCTCCTTGCAAATTTCGAGTAACTGATGAGCGACTAACTCTAACTGCTCTTCTAGTTCACGATCTTGCTTGGCAAGTTCTTTACGCTTCTCACGGATTTTGACATAGACTTTTGCAAGCCTATCGGCATTAACTGTTTCTGACATCGCACTCTCCTTCTTATGAACTGCTGACTAATTATGAGCACCACAGTTTACATTGTCAAGTATCTTCAACCACATTTTTATAAAGATCGATGAGTCGTGAATGAATATCAACTTTCTCTGACAACATCTTGTAGATACGATGCTCGACAGGGCTGCCTTGCAGATGCACAACGGTACATGGGTTGCGTTGCCCAGCACGGTGCACTCGTGCATTAGCTTGTAAGTAAGTTTCAATAGATGTAATCGGACCCCACCAGACAACGACGTTTGCAGCATGAAGTGTTACACCGTGCGCAGCAGCCTGTGGTTGAATGACTAACACGTGTGGGCTATCTGTCGTTTGAAAGTTGGCAAATATTTCTGTGCGTCTAGTTGCGCTAATGCCGCCATGAATTACCTCAGTGCTAATCCCGTTTGACTTTAACTCTTCGGCAATTATCTCGATGGCATGTTTGAATGGCGCAAACACAATGACCTTGTGGCTTGCCTCTTCTATAACCTCTAGCAGCGCGTTCAAGCGAGTCTTGGCATCAAACGCCACCACCTCTCCAGTATCGGCGTACACCGCACCGCACGACAGTTGCAATAACTTATTGAGATTTGCCGCTGCATTGACCGTCGTGATCTCTTCTCCTGCGGCGACCGTCATCATGTCTCTTCGGATCAGCTCGTAGAATTTCTTTTGCTGCGCCGACAGCGGAACATCTCTGGTTACGTATGTCATGTCGGGTAAATCAAGGCACTCTTCTTTGGTGAACCGTATAGCTGGCTGCAACACATCGTGGACTAGCTTTTCTGATTGCGGCTTCGGTATCCACTTAAACTGTGTAATGCGGTGCATTACCATGTCGCGGAACGCGCCGTAGAACTTAGGCACCCCGCTTGGGTTTATTAGTTTTGCAAGGCCATACGCATCGGTGGGCGACTGTGATGCAGGGGTTCCGGTCAGCATCCATACCCAGCTTGTAGGTTTGATCAGTGCGGCCAGTGTCTTCCAACGCTTTGTCTGAACATTTTTATAGGCGTTGGCTTCATCCACCACAATCAAATCAAAGTTGGCTTTCTCAACTTCTTCCTTGACGATCTCCAGCCCGTCGTAGTTGATGATCACAAACTCTGCGGAACTGTTGATTGCTTCAACTCGTTTATCTTTGTTGTAGCTGTGGGCGATAGCACATGTTCTGTGCATGGCGAACCGGAATAAGTCCGTCTCCCACGCTGGCTGCATGATGGACAGGGGGCATAGCACCAACACCCGCTTGATGACACCTTCGTTCAGCAGGTAGTCCGCTGCCCAAATAACGCTCGATGTCTTGCCAGTACCCTGCTCGTTGAAACAGAACGCCCGTTTGTGCAAGGTCAGGAACGATGCGGTTTCTTTCTGGTGGTCGAACGGACGATACAGTCCGGGCCAGTCATACTGGTTTTTGATTGGGGACGGTACGTTCTTGATCCGCAGATTCTTTAGTACCTGAGCTTCTTCCAGCCCCCACTTCACCAGCACTTCGCCGGTATCTAGCACCTTGGCTTTTGGTATGACGGTTGTGATGCGGTTAGGTTCTTTAACGCGCAGCAGCAATGCCCTGTTGTCGATGATTTGCACTCTATCTCCAGACACTGATAGGCCGAAAGTGGTATTTCCACTTGCAGCCTATAAAAAATTACTTTGTAAACTACTTACTTCTTTGCTTCGCGCTTGCTCTTCTCGGAAACTAGGTTCCCTTGGCTATCACGGCGAAACGATCTGTTTGCTGTTTTTGATTCTACACGGACTCCATCCTTTGTGGAACCCCCTTTATCGATGGCTTTGCGGTGGGCTACATCCCTGCCATCACCTTTACTGACCTTGCCATCTTTCAACAACTTCCTACGTGCAGCGTTACGCTCAACCCGATTGTTCTTTTGCTCTTCGGTTCCTTGATACTTAGCGTACTCACGTTTGTAGTTGCGATCTTCCTTATTCTTATAAGGCATCTTGCGCCCCCCACTGGATTATGCTTGCAACCTTCTCGGCCTCAAGTATTAGCTTCATGGCGTGTAGCAACTCGCTACGTTCTACCCCGCCAAGGATTTCAATATCCACAGCCGTTACGTCCTCGACTTTGACGTATTGATTATCCTTCCAATGCTGCTTTATGTACAGATTTATGATGGCACCACCCACGTTCTCTAAACTGAGTACTGTCCTTGCGCTGTTGCCACTGTCTTGATCACTTGTGTAACTAACATCCATAAAAGAAGGTGGCTCATCTGAGTCTGACAGCCGGATAACTAGGTCGTTCATCGGTATTCTCCTTTGCCATTATGAATACAATCCTTGACGGGGCACCACTGCCCACACGTGAAGTTCGGGCGCGGGTTCCATACCCCCAGCTCCACGGCTTTTTCCAATCTGTTAACGTCTTCTATCCACTTCGTCCAGTACATACCAGCACTGTCCTTCTGGTACTCGGTGGTCACAAAGTCGTTTGCCACCACGAACAACAACCCTGCCTTGATCTTCTTTAGCTGTGGGAAATGTTTAAATAAAGCTAACGACAGAATCTCCAACTGCTTGGTGTCGGCGTACTTGGCAGACTTGCTTGTTTTGTAATCCACCACGTAGGCTTTGTCCCCCCGCAGCACGATCAAGTCAGCGATCCCTCTCCACCAAACATCTTTTGCACCGAACTTGCAGGGTTGTAGATCCCTAGTCAGCCCAAGGCGTTGTTCGCAAAGCTTGTCCCCTTCCATTGCTCGGATGCGTTCCAACGAAGCAAGCAAGGTGCTGTACTTTGGTGGGATGGGGGTGCCGTCCCTGATGTAGTCCTCAGCTGCTTTGTGTACGTCCAAACCAAATCTCAGGTGCTCCTGCGGCGGCTCGACAATATCCTTCTTCACCTTCAGCCGGTAATACTTGTGCGGGCAAAGCTTGAACATATCAAGCGACGAGTAAGACCAAGCAACTTTAGACTGCGCCATAGTTATCTCCAACTCCAGCTTCACAGTTCAACGGAAGAGTAGCCGCCCAATCTGGACGCCACTGCATACAAGTTTCCACGTATTTTTTAGCATCACGAGCCTCTTCCAACGGAGCGATACACGCCACAGCATCATGCACGGTGAGCACCACTTTGTACTGCTTGGCGATTTTGATCATCTGCTCTGCAATTACACAACGAGCAACAGCTTGGCAGATGTTCTCAACCACCTTACCACCATAAATTTTCACGAGTCCCTTGCGGGTCTTGTACTGGAACTGCTCCTTGCCCTCGGGGTCATATATACGCTCAAGCCCATCGTACCGCTGCCACAACCCACTAGGTAGCAGGAACCCTCGCTCAGTCGGATCAAACGTAACCGCATCCACCGCACCGAACGGCGCTGCATAACCACTGATGATGGCACCCAAACATGTATGCGCTTGCCGCCACAACGCTGGAATCTTGGCGTAGGTTTGGCGATACACCGCAATAATC